CGTTTAGTACCTATGTACCCTATCCGTGTCCAATAGTTAAGGAGGCAACAAGTGAATAACATCTACACCATACACCCTAAAAAATCTGAGCTGATCCTATTCTATGAGGTACTTACGCCAGAGGGAGAGAACGAGTGGGGCGGGGCTAATGCTGAGCATTGTATTCAATGGCTAAGCCTTGCACCTAGTGGCAGTAGAGTGCTGGTGTCTGCCTGGGATAGTGATGAGGAGGACGCTCACCTAGTAGGGCAGACCATAGACATCACTGAGATAGTAAGGGCGGCGAGCTTATGAGTTATGTATTAGGTTTGCTCGTGGTAATGCTGGTAGTCTATGCGCTTATAGTGTGGGAGGACAAGATCAATGGAGAGTAGGCAAGTAAGCGGGAAACAATCTATCCACTACCGTAATTATAGACGGGCAAGAGACAAGGCATTAGTTCGCCTAGCTCACCTGTATCCAGACACATACAAGCAGTTGCTTGATGAACAAAGGAGTTTCGATGAGCAAGAGGGTAAGACTTGGGTTATTGATAGTAATAGTAAGCTTACTGTGGGTATTCATACCAGAGCGAACACACCACCTCCCTTTGGAGATCCCTCAGATGCAGGAGCGGACGAAGGCTACGATGGAGGAGAAGCGTGAGAACAAGGCACTTACAATTAGTTTCGCAAGAGCACTCGGTTACGACAAGAACCAGATTAACTGCCTTGTCACCCTATGGACCCGTGAGTCCAGGTTCGACCACCTTGCTCGCCCAAGAGACTCTTCGGGCAAACCAAGAAGCTCGGCTTTTGGAATTGCTCAGCTCCTTAGAGAGCGTAGTGGAGAACCTGAATTACAAATCCTTCACGGCTTACGATACCTTAGTCATCGCTACGGAGGGAGTGCGTGTCGCGCTCTCCAACATAGTGACAGAAGAGGCTGGTACTAAGAGTTGCTAGGTTCTTAGCCCTTTCCTAGCAAAACAAAAAGCCCTCGCCGTAACTGGCGGGGGCTTCTTGCTAGCACTCTACAGCAATTTGCTGCCGAGGATCTAATAGTAACACTATCCACCAGTAGAGTAAAACCCTTTACCCTTAAAGGTAATTGCGGGAGAGTCCCACTTACGTATCATCGGGACGTGGCAATCAAAGCAAGAGGGTTCACGTGGGTCCTCGTGGATACTGCGTTCAATAGTTAATTCGCCATTGCACTCTGTGCAACGATAGTCATACTGCATTAGAGCTGGACCGCCTCTTCTATGGGTAGATAACCTACTAACTTCTCAACCTTATCAAGCCTGTCAAACTCAGTAGTCGCTGGCATCTGGTGATTAAACCATACTGGCTCTGGTAAATCTAATAGGTCAAAGGAGAAGATACCGGCAGGGGTAGAGTTGATGTAGTAGGGGACGAGATCACGCTCTGCTGCTTGGGTGATGAGCTTGCGATACTTCATCTCTTCAATCAGTAGCGTGGGATAATGAGTAGCCCTGCACTTTAACTCTATGTAATGACCTGCTTGCCTAGAGATACAGTCGTAAGCATCGAAGATACCTTCAGACTTTACTAGGTCTGGATACAAACTCTCACGCAAGAAGGTAAATAATAACTCTTCGTTCATTGCCAGGGACTAACCCCGCCAAGATTATCCTGCAACCTACGCAATGACTGAGCACACCTACGATCTGCGGTAGAAATAGCGCACTCTAATACCTGTGCTATCTGTTGCAGGGTAAAGCTCTCGTGATGGCGCATACGCAAGATAGCCTGGTCCTCTTGATCTAACTTGAGAAAGCCACGCTTGATGTCAATAAGGTTAGCAAGTAGGTTGCCACCTTCTGCTGGTGATGATGAACCTTTAGGTTGCCCATCCTTAATCATCTCTTGTGCTTGTTCTAATACTGTGCCATCTATGACTGATGCAATAACAAAGGGTAGCAACTGACCAAGGGTAGCTGACTCGTAGTAGGCTTCATCATTAGTCTGATAGCCAGACTTAGCAGCCTTCTCCTTGCGAGCATAGCGTTCTGCTACACGTCTCATCTGCCACGCTATGCGCTGTTCATTATGCTTGCGTCTATCTTCGATAGGTTCCATTAAATCAACTGTATGATCTTCTGCCCTAGTCATAGACCAAGCCATCAACTCTTGCTTGATGTCATCCTTTTCAACGTAGGCTTTATACCTACGATGAATAGTGTTAGCAACACTAGGCACCAAGTCATAAATTACTGGGTGTAGTTCAGTCATCGCATCACCACAACTGCCGATGGGAAGGGAGCCGAATTACGCTGGTCCCCAAACTTGAGACGACCTCTAATGAATTCGATTTCATACGCAATGCAATGCTCGTGCCACCAGGAAGTGTCAGTTCGGGAGGGAACCAGTAGTACCACCGTGCATCCCTTTTTGCTTTCAGCTTCTGCTTTAGCAACCCAATCTTTGATTGTCCTTCCGTATGGTGGGTTAAGCCACACGGCCCCACCGTTACTATCGCTAGCCCAGTCATTACGAAATGCGTCCTGACGCGCTGGAACAGGATGGTCTGGGCCGTACCAATTATCGGGTACCAGAGTGGATGATTGCAACGCTGCTGCATCCAAAGAAAAACGAAACGTGTCGTTGTATCTGTCGAAGAAAGCTCGTGGTGTAGTCCACGTATCATCGTTGGAGGTTTTGAAGGTGTCAGTTTTGTAGAATCCCTCACTCACTTGGCCACTTACCATCTAGTACCAGCAGTGCGATAGCACTATAGTTCAGTAGATCAATGAAGCTATCTCGTAATGATTCGTTCTCTGGTGTTGCACCGCTATCAATCAAGTGGTTGATGCGTGCAGTCTTATCGTGCATACGCACACGCAAACCATTAAGCGGTCCACCTGGAGACAGGCTGATGTTAGTTGGACCGTAGTCCTTGTGCTTCTTGATGAGCAGGTTACCTGCACTATCTAAAGTAGCCCAGACATCAGCTATGAACGTGTTGGTATCGGACGTATTGTTATTACTTCGCTTTGCGTATCCACGGAAAGGATCTGGAAGCCCAAATGCTGCAAAGTCTGTAGCATCGTGTCCCACTCGCTCTTTGTCATTGTCATACATTCGACTCTCCTATCAGTAACTTCCTCGTAGCATCAATACCATTAGCCAAGTAGTAGTCATTGATGTCCATACCTGGCGGTAGTGTAACAATCTGTGAGTTCATTACCTCGTTAGCCACACGCTTAGCAAACTCAGCACCAGGGTTAGACCCATCCTCTTTAACATCATTGTCACCTACAACATAGATAGTTTCATAACCTGCAAAGAGCTTTGGAAAGTGTGGCTTCCACGCTGCAACTCCTGGTACACCTACTGCTGGTATGCCTAACTCACCGCTAGTAACGATGGCATCTAGTTCACCTTCACATACAATGATGTGTGGTGAATCAACAGTGATGTCGCAGACGTTATACAGGTGTGTCTTCTGTCCAGTAGGACTGCCATACTTAGGCTTACCATCATCTAATCGTCTAAACTTAAAGCCAACACAACCACCGGAGGCAGTGATGTATGGGATAGATAGCCACCCTTCATACATCTCGTGACCATTGATTGGGTTAGTAATAGTTCCTAACTGGAATAGTCCTGCGGTTTCTTCAGAGATCCCACGTGCGCTTAGCACGTCCAGTGCTTCTTGACTTATTGCCTGAGCGTATTGTTGCGCCGCTTCCAGCAGCAATTTCGACTGCACGTTTGAGGCCATCACTAAACTCCAAGTTCTCTAGTATGCACACCAAGTTAGCTGCATTGCCACCCTTACCGCAGGTATGGCAGAAGTACAGGTTGTCATAGGTATTGATAACGGCAGACCTGCGACTGTCGCTATGTAGGCAGCATCGAACTGATGCGCTCTTACCTTCTCTTACTTCACCGCCAAAGTGCGAAACAATTGCCCCTATGGGGATTGTGTTTGCATCAATGGGACCTTTGAACCTGCCCGCTTTACGTACCCTGGACCAGTCTTGTGCTGGCATACACACCCCTTATCATCACACTTGTCGTGCCAATGAGTAGCTCGTTTGTAATGGGCAACGCTGTTTTCTTCTCCGCCTTTATGACAGTTCTGGCAAATCATCTTCGTCTTCTTCTGTAGTTGAAACTTCAACTACTTCTTCTACTACTGGCTTTAGAATCTCTGATGTTGTGATTTCTCCACCTGGTACTGGCATTACTGTTTCTCCTTCAACCATTGTGCTAGGTCCTGAATGACCCAGGCTTGATCTATTGATGCGTTGCGACGCTTAACTATTACATAAGAAAGAGGGACTTCCCCAAGACCTCTAGCCTTTGCATAGTTAAGCGCCTCAACTTGCGCTTCTCTCCAGAACTCAGGCAAGGAAAGGGTTGCCCTGTTCTTGAGTTCAAGGATGTAGGTTTCTCCCGCGATAACAGTAACGATGTCGCCCTCATCCTTTGCCCCAGCTTTAGTCAGACGCTCTGCTAGAACTCCGCTTTTGCGGAGCCACTTCATTACATCTGTCTCAAACTGAGAACCTTTAGTCTTGTTGTACTGACTCATCTACCAATACAACCTTGTTGATCTTATAGATGATGTTGCCTTCTTCATCTTTAACTAACTCGACAACACCAGACTGTAGCAATGCACCAACGAAGTTGGTTAGGTCTACCTTGATGGTATCAAGTTCTGCTTGCAGTGTGCGTATGCCTTCACTGAGTGCATCAAGCCTTAGACCATCTCGGTAACTATTCTTTAGTTCTGAAACTTCTGTCTTTTCTTTTTTGTTTTTTTCTGGCACGTGGTGCATCTGCTCATCCTTAGACATTGTATCCTCCTTGGTATCCTGCAATTGTGTCCTTGCGTAACATCCAACCAAACTCGTTCTGGTCTGATATCTGTACTGCTGCATAGTTTACCAGTAGCTGTGCATACTTGCTTCCGTCAGCAGTGTGTGCGCCAAATCTATTCTTGACCGGTGCAACCTTTAGTATTCCTTGTGATGGGTCATAGCCCAGTGTAAGTATCAGTGCAGGTAACTGCGATACTTTGCCGTGAATTGCTCTGCGATGAGGTGGGTTACTAGGTGACCCATACTCTGACTGTTCTGATACGTGGTGGAGTACCATCACACAGGCCTCAGTCTTGCGTGCCATATCGTGAAGCTCCATCATAATTGCTCTAAGTCCTGCCCATTCGTTGTCCGTCTCGGCGGTGATGTTCATTAGGTTATCAATGACTATCAACTCAGGTGGCTGTCCATAGAGTTCAACGTAGGCCCTGATCTCTAACTCCAAGTCATCAATGTTTGGAGAAGAATCAAAGACCCACTTGATGTGTGAAAGTTTGTCTAAGTGTGCATTGTAATACTGGCTATCGTTTGACAGGTTTGCTTCGACTGTCACTTGTGAGTGACCTGATAGATGCGATACAGACCTCATCATTACAGTAGTGGTATCAGTATCTGCGGAGAAGAAAAGTGTAGGAACCTTGGCTTTGATTGCATAGATCAGGGAGAACATAGACTTACCAGCATTAGGTGCAGCAGCTATCATACATACCTGACCTCTGCGAAACTTAATACCTTCTACTGCTAACCCATTCCACACATCAGGTAGTGGTGTTGCTTTGGTA